TAGGTGTTATTGGTCATCACCATGAAGCTGCGGTTGAAATGTTTATTCGCCATGGTCTCAAAAGATATGCTGCGAGACCTGGTTCATATCAAATAAGTAGTCCTTATTCACACCAATATGGTTTTGCTAATGCGATACCTACTTGTCCGACGTTTATTTTGTTTCCAAAAGAACGTAGAATGATAGGGTTCGCAGACGTAAGAGATGCGGTATGGGCATGGAACCGAGGTAATATCAAATGACTCCAGAAGAAATAATAAGACAACGCCGAGGGCAAGATAAATTCTTAGGAGACGAGCGATTCAAGTCTTTGCAAGAAATATGGAAAAAGTACGGCAAAGATAGCCCCGAGGCTAAAGCGGCTGCCGAAGAATACTCCGGTATGTTAAAACGGGGTGGTGAAATTGAGGCACGAGAAGGCCGAAGGAAAAATGCCGAGCGTTTGCGACAAATGGAACAAACCAGAGACATTGGCAAGGAGCTGACCAGCGAAATTGGTGAAGAAGACATTCCGCTTGAAATGGGACAAGCTCCATCTGATGTGCAGTTCGACGAGGGTGTGGCTGAACAAGAATTACTCAAAGAAGAAGGCGTGCTGCCTGAAAGCATAACACCAGACCTTCTAATGGCTGGTCTCGGTGAAGGTGAGGGCGATATTTCGGAGCGAGAGCGACTAGCCGCAAATGCAAAGGTTCTGCCTAAAAGTTTGACTTCTGAAGTTTTAATGGCGGAAGATGACTCAGAAACACCAGTGTCGGCGATTAGTGTGCTGCGAAAAATGCAGGTTGAAGAGGAGCTGCCCGTCGAAAAGCAGGATAAGCCAAACGGTATTCGTAGAGTAGACACATCAGACCTTATTTCTGATATGGATATGAGTGTGGATGACGAAAAGCTCGGCAACGAAGGTCAGTATTCCGACAGCATCATAGCAGAAGAAGAAGAGCGCGGAGGGGGCTTTAGAAAGCCTACCTATCGTTCCACACATCACGAGCGAACAAAAGACTTGCCTCCATCCAAGCTGGCAGAAAAAATGCAAGCAAACAAAGAGCGTAGGCAAATGAAACGCTTGATGCGCAAAACGATGGAAGGTCGCCGTAATGCCAAATAACTCAGAAAACATTATTCGTAAGTCAGCAATGCAGTCAGCCGGTCGAAAGTGCCCAGATTGTAAAAACGGCCAGAAGTGTGCTAAGTGTTGTGCTAAGCAGCGTAGAAACTGACGAGAGAAAAAAGCGTATAGCTAACTGCGAAAGTTTTTGCAGATGAACCCAGAATCAATAATAAGAGCCAGTTTGAAAAGCCAGCGGGTCGATAAAAATACCCATATGATGCTGGTCGATAGGAAAACTGGCAAAGTTGTAAAGAAATATGGCCCCGGTGACGGAGACATACAGCGAGCATTAGACGACTACCGCTCAAAAAAGAGTAGTCACAGTTTAGTTTACACAGATGGCCGAGAAGTATCGGAGGAGTAACCATGCAAGGTGCATTTGACCACTATAACCCCAATGCGATTAAAAACGAGTGGGGTCGCAACATGCAGCATGATGACATGATGCGAGAACGAGAAAATGAACGCAATAAAGGGCGAAGAATGATTGCTCACTTGCTAGCAAATCTTCTTGGGGGTGGCAGTCCTACCGGAGAACAGATGGAAGCACTGCTTCCCGGTGGACAGCAAAATCAACTAATGAACATGCTGGGTCCCGCAAAGCAAGAGTTCCCAGGCGAGACTAATGTTCGAGACAGGCTTTTCAAAAACATCTAGTAAACGCTTGACGAAAGCTACCGACTTCGGTAAGCTAAATGGTGTTGGAAGTCTGTTTTTACAACAGGTTTTAGAGAAGGCCAGTCGATGGGGGCGTTGACTGGTCTTTCTCTTCGCCCCCCTATTACCGATAAAGGTAACTCAATGACATTCAAGGAAGATTTATTAATCGGCAAGGATGCCGAGCTTTTAGTTCAGGCTATCCAGCATCGTTGCGGCTGGCCCGAGACAGAGCTTAATACCGGGCCGAACTTAAAGGCTTATGACCTCCGTAACCGTGACTTTTTATCAGAAGTCAAGATAGACGTGATGTCAGCGAAAACGGGAAACATTTTCTTTGAAGAGTCCTATCGAGGCGAGCCTAGTGGTGTTGAAGCAACCGAATCACATGTTTGGTTCGAGGTAATTCCCGATGAAGGCATATTTGCCTTTTCCACTAAACACCTGAAGCTGCACATATACAGAGACTACCACACCCATGGTACTCAAAGACTGCATTGTGGGGATGGGGGGATGTCTAGTGGGGTGACTTTCAAGAAAGAGTGGGTTAAAGATTTGTTCTACCGCATAGCTAACACGGATGGTTTGTATGACTTAGAGTGGGCTAGGGAAGTCATCGAGTGGCAGCGAAGGCTAGTCTAAAGTTTCGTAAAAAACTCTTTTGGCCGCAATTACTGTTCCCTTACCGGTAGTGTTTCGTATACCATACATGTACTGGAGAGAAAATATGCGGATGCACTTTATCAAACCCCACCAAAAAGACCGTGTTATGGTTCGCTGCCGAGTGTTGCTCATGGATGATGCAATGTCCATTCGGGAGGTTATCCTTAACCGAGGTTATCTTCAGGTAGGGATTGTGAAGTTTTTTCTACACCAACTGTTCTGGTGGAAAAAGCCACGTCGGACGAAAGGCGAAATTCAGGACAGCGACACCTTGGACAAATAAAGTCGGGGTGTGTATACATATGGTTACAACGGTTGCAATGTTTTTGCATGGAATAGGCCTAAAACCAAACTTGAAGGAATAGCAAATGGCGTCAGACATTACGGAAACTCAGGACATGGATGTTCAGGATAGTGGTTACTCAGACCCGTCCGACTTTACAAGCGACTCTGGTTACGACGGTCAGGTTACGTCAGAGTCTTCTTACAACGAACCATACAACCCCAGCCTATCAGAACAAGTTCAGGAGCTGGGTTTTTCTAATGTGCAGGACGACCAAGACGCACGCTATAGACTGCTAGAGTCGTATCAGCAGCTTCAAGACCAAAATAATCAGTGGGCTGAGTATTACAACCAAACAGCCCAAAGCCTGAATGAATACCAGCAGCAGGCCCAGCAATGGCAGCAGCTTCAGCAATCTCAGCAGTGGCAGCAATATCAGCAATGGCAGCAGCAACAACAGCCTCAACAGGCTCAGCAGCAAGCTCAGCCAGAACAACCACAGCATTGGTGGGCGCCACCACAGGTAGACCTAGATGAGGTTGCTAAATATCGTGTCCAGCAGGTGAATCCTGAAACTGGGCAAATTGAAACAGTGTGGGCTCAGGGTACCCCACAAGAGATTATCAATGGTTCTCAGGAGTACGCATCGTACGTAGAGAACTGGGCCGATGGTATTGTGAGGCGACCAAATGAGGTTCTGCCTAGTATCATTGAGCAAGAGTTTGATAAACTATTTGCAAGCCGTTACGGTGCTCTAGTTGAATACAACAATAATTATTTTCAGGCACAACAACAGCAGCAAACGGTACAAGACATTAACAGTCGTAATGCAGACTGGGTTTACCAAATAGACCCACGAACAAACGATTTTGTGCGTGACGCTAATGGCCAACAGGTTTTAACACCTCAAGGCCAAGCAGTAACGCAATACGTAAACTACTTTCGTGGCATTGGGGTAGAAGACCCAAGCACGTTGTGGGACCTTGCAACACGGATGTATGCAGGTGATATTTCGAGTGCGCAGTTGCAACAGCATCAGCAGCAAGCGGAAGCAGCTCAAGCGGCTGCACAAAGGAATGTGCAATATCAACAACCAGCTGCGGCAGCAGTCCCGGCACCAGTGCAACCTGCACAGTATGCCGAGTCGATTGCCCCAGCAGGCGGTAGTCTTGCATTTTCTGAGGACCCAATTTCCCGTAGTCAAAATCCGCACATGAGTGCGGGTGAAAAGTTGCGTCAGCAAGGGCTGACGGACGGTTTGTTTTAGGGTTTTTTAAGAAGGGGTACAGAAAGTGGCTTATAAAGGCTTCAATCCTGTAGCGTTCAGTCGAACCGCAGCTACCACCCTGGCAAAGCACATCCGTGAAGTTGAAGAGGCAATGCTCCGCAACTATCAGATGGGTGCTCTGTTAGAGTCAGCCGGTCGAGTGAATTACAACAACAGCGGGGAAGGTTTTGACTGGCCGGTACAATACCGTCTACATAAAGTAGAAGGTAATACTGGCGAAACACAGCGAAACTTCGCTCGTCGTAACCTATGGAAAACGGCAAACTTGGAATACCGTGGCTACCAAGCAACGGACTCCATGTACTACCGTGAATTCCGCAGTAACCGAGGACCAGAAGGGGTCGTCAAGGTTTTCGAAAACTTTGTCGAACGTCTGGAAACCTCAATTACTCAAGTTCTTGGAACTGAGTATTATATTGATGGTTCCGCAACTGGTAACGAACAATCTTGGCACGGCCTGGAATCTATGTTCGGTACTAACGGTACTTTGAATATTAGCACCGGTGCTCAGCGTAGTGCCACAGCAGCAGACCCTCTTGGGTATGCAAGCGACACTTATGCTGGTCTATCCACAGCGTTGGCCAACTACGGTGGCGAAAATGAGTCTGGAGTTATCTGGCCGAACGGTGTAGCCGATTCGGAATATGACTTCTGGACACCTATTATTTGTAACTACACATCGACTTACTTCGATGGTTCAGCAGATACCTTTGCTAAGCAGGGTGACGAAGCTATGCGTTTCGCTATCATTCACGCTCAGCGTAATACAAGCAAGAATGGGCAGATTACTAATATCTTCCTAGCTCGTGATTTGTATACCAATCTGCTAAATCTTATCGACGACAAAGAACGAATTAACATCTCAAGCGAGCACAACCTGCGAGCACTTGGGTTTAAGAATGTTCTTAACTTCGATGGTGTGGAAGTATCTTGGGAAAGTGGTGTACCGAATGGCGTAGGCTATGGTATTAACTACGATAACATTGAACTGAAATCTATGGATGATTCTCTCCTTCGTTCTGAAGGTCCTGAGTATGATATTCATAGCCAGAGCTTCAATGCAGTAGTTTCTACTCTGTCTAACCTGAAGTTCAGCAGCCCACGAAACTTCTTCAAACTTGTTTCATTGGCTTAGTCCCTTTTAAGGAAGGATAGAAAAGATGATTTACGTTGACCCTCCTTTTGATTTGGGTGATACACTCAAGGGGACAGACGATGATAGCAACCTTATCAATACTCATTGGGAAGGTGCCATTTTCGAATTCCCCGATTTCGACCGCACGGGTTCTAATATCCGTAGTGGTAAAACTAGACGCAGTGGACAAAGTATTCGTGCCGTATGTGTGCGTAACACCTCTGGCGGTTCTTTAACTGTTCAGAGTCTGTGCCTAAAGTTTGACCTAACTCCATCTACATCTGTTAGCTCACAGGCAACAGCAGAAATCGCTGGCCGAGAAATTATCGGTCGTGTTGATGCTGTGTCTGGTGGTGCTAATCTGTGGTGTGGAATTGGCGACGACCAGTTAACTTCAGCAGTTGCTGCAAATGATTTGTTCTGGCTAATTGTTGGCGGCCCAGTTGTCGCTAAAATTGCAGCTAGTGCAACTATCACTTTCGGTGATGTATTAGTTTCCGCTGCCAGCGGATATTTAGCTGAAGTGGCTTCCGGTAGTGATTCAGCAGTTCTTGCTGAAGCAGTGAATGTTATTGGTCGTGCACTCCAGAAATCGGATGCAACGAACTTTGATGGCACTGCATCATCTGCTGGCGACAGTATTTTAATTCAGGCTTGCGTCAACATTTAATCGGTTTACCGATGACGTAACCTGCTTACGATACGGGTTTTGGGTACGCCGTCGGGTTTTCGGACTCGGCGGCGTTTCCTTTTTTAGGACACAATAATGGAAAACGAAGAGCACGTATTAGCAGTAACATCTAAGGAATGTGCTAAATGCTATGTTCAGTTCCCACTGAACGAAGAATACTTTCATAAAGACAAGTCTAAGCCAGATGGATACAAAAGAATCTGTAAGATGTGTCGCAAGGAAGAGCGGGAAGAGCGTGAGAATAGAGCTATAGATGAACGTATTAAAGCGTTAGAAGCAGAAGGTATCAAGGTATTAGATGTCCTTGCCAGCAGAGGAAGTTCCATTCCTCACATGGCAGAAACCTTTCAGAGAATCATAGACGTGTTCGGGGGCTCCGGCGGTTTTGCTCAACACTACCTAGCCAATTATCTAAGCACTCCTCCCGGAAGTGCAACACGTCAAAAAATGCTAGACACTGTTATTCGACTGAACATGAAGGTGTCAGAATCAGGTGCAGCACAGAAATCTTTAGAAGAGATTACAGACGAAGAGTTGGATATAGAAATACAACAAACAGCTAAAGCCCTGTTGTTATACTCAGGGAACGATGGAGTGAACGACGAGGAAATGGAGAGTTCCGTAGAAGATGGCGAAGGAAAAGAAAAACTGGCCTGACGAGCCGGTTCATATACCGCCGGAAGTCACCTACAAGGATGACGCAACCGAGCAACAAAAGCAGGAGATGCGACTTCTCTATGAGGAGAGAGCTCGTCGTCGAATTGAATCTCTGCGTCTTTATGAACCTCTTCCATTTCAAGACAGGTTCCACTCATGCAATGCAAAAGAGGCGCTTATTCAAGCTGGGAACCAAGTAGGTAAATCCCTATGTGCTTTTGTAGAGGATGCACGGGCAGCAACTGGGCAGGACCCATATGAAAAGTATCCCAAAGAAAACGGGATTATGGTTTGTCTTGGTATGGATGAAGGCCACATTGGAAGGACAATACACAAGTATTTGTTTAGACAAGGCGCTTTCAAGATTATTAAAGATTTAGAGAGCCACCAATGGCGAGCATGGAAGCCTTGGATAGAAGAAGATTGGGCTCGTAAAGATGACGCTCAGCCAGCACCACCGTTAATTCCTGAGCGGTTCGTTAAAAGATTTGCTTGGAAGAAAAGAGCTCAGCATGTATTCGAGGTTTGTGAGCTTACTAACGGTTGGACAATATACGCAATGGGTTCTAAAGGTGAGCCAGCACAGGGTTTCCAGGCTGACCTAGTTCACATTGATGAAGACCTCGAACGACCTGAATGGTACGACGAAATGATTGCCCGTTTGACTATGCGGGACGGAAAGCTACGTTGGTCTGCGTTGCCACACTCTAAGAACGATGCGTTAGTGAATTTAGCGGAACGAGCTGAAGATGAGTCAAAGGACGAGAACCCCTCAACGGTAGTTATTCGAGCTACCATTTTTGACAATCCTTTCATGCCCGAATCTGTTAAAGAAGAGAACATTAAGCGCTGGAAGAAAAAAGGTGAGGATGAGTTTCGTAAGCGTGCTTTAGGTGAGATGATTACTGATAGCGTTCTGATGTATCCTACGTTCTCGAAGGATGTGCACAACGCTGTTAAATTTGAGGGGCCACGTCATCCGATACAACAAATGCTAACAGACAATTTAGGGGAGCCTTTAGATGGATGGTGTCGTTATATGGTTGTTGACCCCGGTCACAGTATTTGCGCCGTTACTTTCTGGACTATTCCTCCCCCAAGTCTTGGTGATTTTGTTATTTGCTACGACGAGCTTTATTTACAGCAGTGTACAGCCGACAAATTCGGAGACGCTGTGGCCAGAAAAGCCTATGGAAAAACATTCCAGGCGTTCATAATGGATGCTCACGGTGGTCGTATTCGTGAAATCGGAAGTGGTGTTCTTCCTCGGATACAGTACAGTAAGCAGTTAGAGGCTAGAGGTATTTCAAGCGTAGATACAGGATACGGCTTTCTTCCCGGTAGTGATGACATAAAAGGTCGTGAGATGAAGCTGAGAGACTGGTTGCAGATACAGCCAACTGGTTATCCTAAGATGATGGTTAGCATTGAGAAGTGCCCAAACCTAACAAGAGAGTTTTACAGGTTTAAGAAAAAGACAATTAATGGTTTTGTAACCGATGAAGGAAATAGGCGAGGAAACTGTCACGCAATAGAAACTTGCGAATATGCAGCCGCTCATGGGTTAAAATACATTACACCATCTGCCCCTCCCAAAAGGGAGACCGTAGTGTCTAGAATAATACAGGCTCGCAAAGAGCGAGAGCAGAAGAGAAGAATGAACAATAGTTTACGGAACGGGGGTTCTCGTTCTTACATTAATCTTGGTCCTACGGGAGAATAATTTTATGAGTATCGTACCAACCCAAGAAGAAATTCAGACATTCAAAATGCCTGAAGTCGAAGTTGGGACACCTGTCACATTCTATGCGAATGGTTTGAAGGAAGGTACGGAGCCACGGATAGGCTTTATTTTGCGTATATCACGCTCTGGCCGAAACGTAGTTATCCGTACCGCTGAAGGTGGTCATTATGAGTCTGTTCGTCACATCGACGACCCTAAGTTGCAGCTCAATTCTGACCATCGAGAAAATGGTGGTTGGGATTTCACAGAATTCCACAAGCAAGAGTGTAAAGAGCGTGAGGAGCTTAGAGCGCGAGTAGCAGCACTAGAGTTTTCCGCAACAAAAAGCACTGTTCGTCGGAAAAAAGCCTCGGATTCAAAAACCGAAGAGACTTATCGCAGTTTAAGAGAGCGAGCTTTAGGTCTTGGGATTGAGTTCAAAGGCAATCCTAAGCGACAATGGTTAGAGCAGAAAGTTCAAGAGTTCGAATCAGAAGTCTCTGAAGCTACTGTTTAGTTATAGTTTGTCCCAGCCCACTTGATATCCAAGTGGGCTGGGGTTGTTATATAGAAAGCACCAAACATGGCAACTTGGGAAGAATCAAAGCATCCTATGTCCGGCATATGCAGGCAGTGGATGGAGAAAATCAAACAAGCCAAAAAGCGTAAGCATGAGCATTTTGGTAAGTATGCTGATGAGGCCATGAAGTTTTTCGATGGTGCTCATGACTGGATGTGGAAGGGTGAGTACGCCAAAGCTAGTGGTGGATTTCTAGACAAAGAAGCACAAGGTGCTTTGCCTAACTTTCGCATGACAGTAAATCGTGTGTTTGAGGCGGTGGCTTTATTTGGCCCAGTGCTTTATCACAGGAATCCAGCTATTCAGGTAACACCTCGTATGCTTCCAGAGATTTCTCCCGTAGCTATGGGGATTAATCCTGATGACCCGCAATTAAGTCCTTACTTTGAAACATTTCAAATACAGGATGATTACATAGCGGAAATACGTCGTTCTCACGCTAACATCAAAGAGCATTACCTTAATTGGCTACAATACGAAACAGATAAGAAAGCCCAGTGCCGTCTAGCTATTAATGAGGCAATTATCAAAGGGATGGGTATCCTGTGGACAGAGATGTACCGTCCAAAAGGTTCCCCGCATCAGCATCCTAAAAGCACCTTTGTATCTGTAGATGATATTGTCGTAGACCCAGACGCTGAATATTGGGAAGACGTTACATGGGTTGCTCGTAAGTGCGTTCACCCAGTCTGGAAGGTAGATAGAAAGTATGGGCTAAAGGGCGACTTAAAAGGAAACCTTGAATCCATCAATGCTCAGGGTGAAGTTTACGCCAATGGACGAAAAAAGACTTCGGCGGAGAAGCGAAGTGGGCGTACTCATGACCTTATAGAATACTGGGAAGTTTACACTAAATGTGGGTTTGGGGATAAGTTACACCTAACCAATAAAGGAAACGGTGATAACGAGAAGTACGATTGGAGTAAGTTTGGTGACTTCTGTTACATGGCAATTTCTCCTGACGTACCATTTCCACTTAATTGTCCATCAGGGGACTTAGAGAAAAAGGGATTCGAGGAAGTATTCAATCAGGTTCAGTGGCCGATACCTTTCTGGTGTGATGGCGGCTGGCCATTTAGTCGGTTGCATTTCCATAGTAAGCCCAAAAGCGTATGGCCTATTTCAATGATAAAGCCTGCCATTGGCGAGCTTAGGTTTGTGAACTGGTGTATGTCATTCTTAGCTGACAAGGTAGCAGCAGCATCGACAACATATGTAGCAATCGCTAAAGCAGCGGGGGCAGAAATACAGGACCAGATTAAGTCAGGCTTAGGTCCGTATACACACATCGAGATTAGCGAAATATTTGGTCGTAGCGTAAATGATGTAGTGTCGTTCTTAGATGCTCCTCAGTTCAACGTAGAAATCTGGAATATGGTTCGCCAGGTTCTGGAGCTGATTGATAAGAGAACTGGATTAACAGAGCTTATCTATGGTTTGTCTGGCCCTACTCAAATACGAAGTGCATCTGAAGCAGAGATTCGAAATCAGAACGTATCTATTCGGCCTGACGATATGAGTAGTCAGGTAGAGGACTGGCTCAGTGTTTGTGCCATGAAGGAAATGGAAGCAGCGGAGTGGGCTTTAAGTGCTGATGATGTTAAGCCAGTGCTAGGTGCTTCTGCTGCTTATATCTGGACAAAACAGATTAAAGCCCAAGACTTCGAAGATTTAGTTCGTGATTACACATATCGTGTCGAAGCGGGCTCTGCAAGGAAACCTAATAAAGTTAATCGGGTTCGTCAACTTAATGAGTTTGCACAGATTGCTATGCCTCAGCTTCAGCAATTCGCAGCACAAGGGAACATGGAGCCTTATAACGCATTTATTACAGACTGGGCTAAGGCAAACGATTTAGACCCAAGTCGATACCTAGTTAATCCGGAGCAGGGTCAAGACGAGCAGCAGGCTGCAATGCAACAGCAGCAAATGCAAATGCAGCAACAGCAAATGCAGATGCAACAGCAAGCGCAGCAGGCCCAGCAGCAGCAAGAAGCTCAGAAGCAACAAACTGAGATGCAGCTTAAACAGCTAGACATGCAGGCCAAACAATTAGACATTCAAGCCAAGCAAGTTGACTTAGAATCCTCAAAGCAACATCTGGAGATAGATAAGCAGAAAAACCAGATGGAACTAGATTTCATGAAGCAAAAACATGAAATACAAATCAAGGAGAAAAAAGATGCCTAGCCCTCCAAACCAAGGCATACACCGTAAAGGCGACCCCAATAGAAAAGAAGAACCTAGGCCCAGTATGAGTCTTTTGGATGCTTTATTAGCTGGTGGAAAGGACACATTTACATCCTACGAAACCATAGCACCCGGAGGGTTAGAGTGGCTATGGGATAGAATCGGCGGTGAAGGCACATTTAAGGGGGGAGGTGTTCCGACTGAAGAAAGACAACATAACTATACCATGAAGATGATTCGAGACTGGGATGAATATGCCGACAAACATGGTTATAAGCGTCCTGAAATACCAAAGGGTGTATTGGATTATTACGAACGAACTGGGAGGATTCCTACCGGGGGAAGAACGGCCAAGGAGATGGGGCAGAGAATGTTATATGCCGGTGACATAGAACATGTTAAACCGGGGGGATATGACGTTTTAACAGCCCATGGAACCCAAGGTCCCCATGGTGACAGAAGGAAGCCTTCTCTAGAAGGTCGAGAAGCGCTAGATTACCTTCTTAGGTATCAACGGAATCAGGCACCAGGTAGAGTACCAACTATTTTCGCGCCACGAGATTAACAATGCAAAGTAAAGAAGAAATCGTCAGCAAGGTCATGGACATTATCGGCAATATAAATGCAGAAGAAATGACTCAGTATAAAAGCGGGGATGAGCCAGCACCACGAGGTGAGCTTATTCGTCGTTACCACGTTAAGCAGGCAGAGCAGGGTCACAGCCCGGCCGAATTTACAAATTATGCAGATAAAGGTTTTGCCGACGCAACGGAGTGCAAACCGCTTATTCAGGCTTTCGGTGAAATTAAGACTCCCGAAGGAACGATTCATATCAAGAAAAGGATTTCGTAATGAGTTATGAGCGTTACAAAAAAGAATGTGCAGACAAAGGTCAGGCATGTGTAGATTTCTATGACGATTTGATTGCTTCTGGAAATAAACCCGGATTTGCAGCAATGCTTGCTTTACGTCAGCCGCCAGGAACCAAAGGAACAGAGCGAGCTTTCTTAGAAGGCATGACTAGCTGGGCTGATAACATGCACAAGGATAACCGTGATAATATATTTAAGGCTGCAAAGAAAGCTGGCATTAGCACAGAAGGAAAGATGTACAAAGGTGGACTTGGAAAGCCAAGTGACCCAATGGCGTGGATTTCTACACAGGATGATGTCAAGGAAGTGTGTAAAATAAAGGGGTACACTTGCTCTGGAGCAGTAAACTACAAGGCACCAGACCGTGAACCACCTAAGAAGAAGCGTATTGCGAAGGACATTAGAGACCGATATGTTGCTCAGGAACTTGCTAGCAACCCATCTTTAATGGAAAAAGTGAAGAAAAATCCGAAAAGGATTAAAGAGGTGCAGGAAAAGGTAACTGAGAAGCACACTAAAAAGAGATAGCACATTGTCATTTCAAACACCAAGCCGATTAGACCAGAGCCCATTAATAATGGAGTTGTTAAACAATCCCCGTTACAAGGACTCTCCGCACAGTAAAACCGCACAAAATATGGCAATGACGCCAGAACAGGCAGTTCGCCATATTATGAGAAATCCACTGAACTTTGCTCCTAACGAGAAGCGAGGTGCTTTGATTTCAAACAACAATGTACGCAAAGAGATGCGTAAACAAAACAACAAAGAAGCAATCATAGGAAAAACAAGGAGATTGTAATGCCTATAGGACCACAAGGAGAGCGTTTGCCTTATCCGGGAGAGCCGGGTGCTCAGGGACCACCGCAAGGTGGGCCACCTGCTCAACCCCCGATGCCCGGAATGGGCGGTGGCATGGCACCTCAGATGCCAGCACCGAATCCAGCAGTTACTGACTTAGAAACAATTAGGCGGATGAAAGATGCAGAAGTAGCTAAGCTAATGGGCAAACCTTTGCATCAGGCGTTTTCATCTACTCCTCCAATGACTCCTCCGATGGCACCCCCACCACAAATGCCTCAGCAGGCTCCGCCAATGGGTATGCCACCACAAGGACCACCACAACAGGGTCCTCCACAGGGTCCTCCACAGGGTCCCCCGCAACAGATGCCTCCACAAGGGCCTCCACAGGGGCGACCACAAGTACCACCTCGACCTCCAATGATGGGTTAAAACAATGGCAGTAGATGATGGTTTATTAACCTATCACGATGTTTTAGATTACGTGACAGCCCTTACCGATGGCGGTGCACGAACTAAAGACCTTCGGCTTTTCAAGGAAGCAATCCTTGGCGCCTATAGGGATGTTGCGTCTGCTGCTGAGTGGGACTATTACATGACAGAGGGTAGGGTGGACTTAGTGGCCAGCTATTCTACTGGTACAGTTGCGTATGACCACACAGGAGGAGCCAATGAGCTTCAACTAACTCTTTCCGACGGGACTTGGCCGACATGGGCTAAGTACGGAAGAATTCGCATCGACGATGTGGTTTACCCCGTAGATGATAGGATTTCCAACAGTATAGTTACGCTCGACACATCTTTGAATCCCGGTGCTGACATCTCCGCTGGGACCTCCTACGAGATGTATCGAAGCGTATACCCGCTGCCCAGCGACATGTGGCGTTTGTATGACGTTGCTGTGGAAAAGAGCTTTTGGGTTCCGTACTATATAACGCCAACCCAATGGCTCCAGCGGGAGAGATTTGTCCAGAACTCAGGTCAAACCTGGGCTTGGACAATTATGAAGTCCCCCGATGACGAGGGACGTTGGGCTTTGTGGGTGGACCCAAGTCCGAGTACAGCCGAGCCTCTGGGATTTATCTATCGGCGGCGACCCCGCACTTTGCGATGGGCCGGAACAGAGACAGAGGCACGGTCGTACACGGCTGGTGGAAGCGCAAGTGCGTCTACCGCAACAACCAGCACAGCTTTGCCTTCCAGTATGGTGGGGTCGATTATTCGATTCGGAACAGCCGCCACCCATCCTTCTGGGCTTGCTGGTAATAGCCCTTTTATAGAGCAACATAAAATAAAGTCAATAAGCTCTACGACAGTTACTTTAGATGGAACTCTAAGCCAAGCTCATAGCAGTGCGAAAATAGTAGTGTCTGACCCAATCGACATGAATGACCAGATGCAAGAAGCGTTAAAAGCACAGCTAGAGTATCGGCTCGCAAGATTCTCTAACGACACTAGGGACATGATGACAGCCAAACAGATAGCAGATGCAGAGTTACGTCGGGTACTGGAATCAGAGTCTCGTCATTTTAGTGGGAGAGGAGGTTCTTCTCACTCTCGTTACAACTACATGTTTAGGCATTTAGATGGACAAATAACAACGGACGGATAGTATGCCAAGAATATCTAATTTCACGGGCTTAATGACCGACATGGATTCTGGTGATGTTCCACCGGGTGCAGCGACCAGTATGCAAAACGTGAGCACCACTGCTGCCGGTAAGTTAAAGCCTCGCTTAGGAATCCAGCCAGCAACATTTACATCTACCAGCACTATATCAGCATCAAACTATCACACATTTCAGCGTCTGTGCTTCTGTAAGACCCGTAGAGGCGATTTAATAGCCGTTAATGGGATAGACAGGGGTTTTCGCTGGGATGGCAAGACGGCTGCTGTAGAGGCTCTGGGGATAACTGCACCGTCCGCAGCACCTACGATTGCTCGTGCAGTATTAAATACCGCTGATAAAGGTAAGCCTATTACGGGAATAGTTAACGCCAGTAGTTTATATCGTATTACCAGCAATGGTCATGGTCTTAGTGATGGAGACACCGTTCGAATTGGAAATGTTGTAGCTACTGGAGCTATGGCAAACGACTTAAACGGACAGAGTTTTACAATATCTAACAGTGCGACTAACACATTTGATTTAGTTGGTACATCTTTCGATGGGTCTTATTCATCGGGTGGAACGTGGTCGCAGTCTGGATATGGTGCCACTGCCGGAACCTATGTATGTGGCTACAGGTACATAGATAACACGAGTACGTCGATACCAAGTAGCCTCACAGGTTTAACAACAGTCACGGCATTAGAAAGCGATTTCTTTTCTTGGTCTTCATTATCCACGACCACCGAAACCAGGGCTCAGCATAAGGTCGAATTGTATCGTTCGGCAGCGGGCGTCACTAATGTTTTGTACAAAGTGGCAACGATTAGTTACTCAGGCTCGATGTCTTATACCGATGAAGTAGATGATACAACGCTCAATAACAGTTCGGTTGACGATACTTTGTTAATCCTTGTCAATCCTCCTGTTAATAACAGCTTGGTGGCACGTCGGTTTGAGCCTCCACCGAACGACAGACCTATCGTCGTCCAGTTTCAGGACCGATATTTCTACGGCGGCTTAGTTAAATATAATCGTGGCACAGTTACAACCAACGGAAACACGACCATTAATGGAAGTAGTACCGATTGGGTTAGCACAATGGCAGGTCGATACATTGAAATAGATGGTGAGGTTGCTCCGCTATTAATATCAAGTGCCAGTGCTTCAAGCATAACAACAGCAACGGCAGCGGGAACTAGTGCTTCAGGCAAGAGTTATGTAATTCTCCCAGAAGAAACCAAGCGTCGGCAAGTAATGTTTAGCGAACCGGATGAGCCGGAAAGTGTTCCCGATGTGAATGTCTTTACCGTACAGGAAGTTGGCAATGACGATGATGACATTATCTCCTTAATGCCTTTAGGTACTACACTTTTCTTAATGGGAAAGCGTCATAAATATGGGTTTGGATACTCAAGTAATCCAGCTATAGATGGCTCTGTTCGTTATGTCGAAGACCGAGGTGTTTTCAATCACTACTGCTGGGACACGTTTTCAAACGCAGCATTTTTGATGGACGACATGGGCCCGTACATGTTTAGTGGAGGCAGTCAGGATATAGGCCAGCCAATTAAAGACTTGTGGCGTAAAGATGGAGACGGAGACAAGATAGATTTTACAAAGTCGGATAAGTTTTTCGTGAAGTGCGACCGAGCTAAGAACCGAGTCTATTTCTTTGTGTCATTTACAGGGGATTCAGAAGCATATCCAACAAGGGCGTTGGTTTACAATATATCGAAACAAACATGGGATTTGTATCATTACCCACAGCAGATAGGTTCAGCCACAAATTTGCAGGAATCCAATGAGACAAAAGTTATTTTCGGCGCTGAAAATTCTAAAGTGTATATTGCTGATAAAGGTAATACCGATATCGTTACCTCGGAGGTTAAGGGGACCTGCACAAGCAGCGGGAGCACTACCCTTACTGATTCCGGAGCCAGTTTTGCTTCTAGTGTTGTTGGTGCTTCCGTTTATATTTATGAGGGCACTGGTAAAGGTCAACGCAGAACTATCAGCAATAGAACCTCCACCCAGCTAACCGTGTCGTCTGCATGGACAACAAATCCTGACACAACAAGTAAATATGTAATTGGTGCTATCGAATGGAATTGGAAGTCATCATCTTTCGGTCTTCCAGAGGCAGACCAGCGTTCTAAGAGGGAACTAGGCATAAAGTTTAAGCCGACAGAAAACGACCAAAGAGTAGACGTTCGTTTTTACTACAACAATAGTGATACACCCCTTGAGCATGGAATGTCGCAGGTTCTTGGAGATGCCGTAGAAATACAAGAGACCAACAAATCTGATGTGGTGGTTTACATGGAAGACGACAGGAACGATTTGGAAACATCTTCTGGCCATGAGCGCTTTCGTTTCGACGGAATGTATAGTGGAACATCGCACGGAGACCACAAGGTTTCTATAGAGCTTCGTGGTTATTCAGCTAATGATGCTCAGGAGATACAGCGCCTAGACGTAGATGGCGTGGAGGGATAGAGTGTACGCAAAGCAAAGTGCTCACTTTGACCGATTACTTGAAACTGGATTCTCCGAAGAAGCAATTCAGATTTTCAGAGACATATTCGCCAATCCTACCGTAGAGCTTCATCATGAAGGTCTCGTTAATTTAACTGGCAGTGTGGTAGGCCCTAAAATACAGTCTGGTAGGTGGGCGGTAGCCCAGCATAACTGGGATTACAATCCTGATGCCACAACATATCCCAGCTCTAGTGGGAAAATGGGCTACGTTGTTTGCAAAGAAGCGGACGACATGAACGGCACTGGCACAACTGGTAGGAGTGATATCGAGATATACCTACCTACGGCACCCGGCCAAGACCCTAATATCATAGAAGGAGATGTCATTCTTTTCTTTGAAGCTCCCGGAGGAACTTTTATGGCACCGGGCTACGGGGATTTGAGAATAGGTAGTGTAAGGGCGGACGTAACCGGAGAATCTGAATCAAAAGGCTGGAAAGCCATGAACGGTACAGAAAACTCCAAACCGAATGGTGGCACTGCCATAGACTTACGAGATAAGTTTTTGCGACAATGGAGTTCGTCCTCGGACGCCGGAAGCAGTGGAGGAAGTGCGTCTACACAGCCTGTCATAGAAGGTACAATAACAGCTAACGGTATTGGAAATCACAGTCATGAATTAAATGAATCTTCTATTGCCCAAGGTGATGGGAGTAGTGGCACGATTAGTGTTGTTACTGGTTCCGATACGGCGGATGAAGGCGTGGATTTAGGGACAATAAGCGTAAGTTTTACGGGGGCTAGTGGCAGCGGAAATCCATCCGTATCCACCTTGCCTCCATTTATTTATGCGGCTTTTTTTGAACGAGTAAATAATTCTCGAACAGGTTTGGGACAATGAATCAACAGCACAGAAACTTTATGTCTGCATTGGGGCCATCAGCGGTTAATCCTGCTGCACGAGCCATTCTTGGTCAGAACAATAATACATCTTCTGGAAATGCTACATCGCTTCCTAATGTGGATTCCGGCGGTGCTATGGATACGGGCTATCCAGGGTCAGGGCAATCTCAAGGTTTATCACCGTGGGCAAAGCAACAGCTTCAGCAGCTCGGTTTTACAGAAGAACAGATAAATCAATGGGCCGCTTTATTCGGGCCTCCAAGTCCTTATGCTGAGCCAGCTAACCCAGAGTATTTGATTCAACTGTTAGTTGATGGCGAAATGAAGGTACAAGAGGATGGGCGATTGTGTCATGTTGATGTGGCAACTGGCGGTATCCACGAGTGCTATAGCACTCCTACTACCGACCCAGACCCCGGCGACCCAGACCCCGGCGACCCAGACCCCCCTGACGATTGCGGTGATTGGCCAGAAGAATACACAGGTATTGGCGGCGTGGTGTTTGTCTTAGACCGGGAGTCATGTACCTACAGTCCTAAAACAGGCGGAGACGAACCCGGCGAACCCGGCGAACCCGGCGAACCTGGTGGTGGGTGTGAAGATTGGGAACAAGAGATAGTCGGTCCTGATAATACAATTATGGTGCTCGACCCAGTTACATGTAGTTACGGTCCTAAAAATGAATGGCCAGACCCAGAGGACCCAGGCCCAGGTGGTGGCGACCCAGAGCGACCGCAGCCCGGAGGACCGGGTGGTGGACTATTTCCAAATCCCATAGAAGACATGTGGTGGAAAATGATACAGGACGCTATGTCTGGAGACTGGGTAGACGACCTAAACCAATTCCTTAAAGAAGAGGCGGATAGAAAGTCTGAAGCTATGCGCCGAGACAAAGACCGAGACTTAGTGCGAGACATTATGGAAGGTCTTGGAGGCGGTGGGGATGGAAGCGGTGGTAGTGACAGAATTGGCCCTGTAGGTTTATTTAATTTAGCAACCGGCGGTGGTGGACGCTATCAAGATGCGCAAGGCGAGCAGGGAAAGGGGCCGGTAGTGTCATCGGGTACTGTTCAGGCAACTCCACAAGTTCCCTCAAGTCAGATTTCACAGTTAGGGCAGACAAGTGCTACACCAGCAGCGGCATCAACTACTGGTGGTGCTCAGCAATTCAGCGACATACTTGGTGGAGCAGCAGCTCCTATGCAGACACAGCTAACAGCGGCTCTTGGACAACAGGCTAACAATGCTCAGTTCCAAGAAAAGTCTGCTCATGCACAGCGTGGTCAAGACATCGCTTCCCAGGTTCAGCAGCTTGGTGCTCAAAGTGATAAACTTGCACAAGCGAAGAAACGACAGAAGATATCTCAGACGATGCCTTTAATACAGGCAACTCTTCAAGGCACAGACATTTTCAAAAATAAATAAGAGCAATTAGATGTTGAATTACAACGCAATGCAAAATAACAATCCGATGAACCAGCAGAAGAAGCAGGCTAAAATTAATAGGCCAACTGGTGGAGTGTCTGGTACTCAGGCATCTAATTCTAATACGCCTGCCATCAAGGGTGTGTCTAGTTATAAAAACCCTGCTGCGCAGAATACTGGCACCTATAACACTGGCACAGCTTCTTCTGGATACCAGCAAGACATGCTTAGCACTGCTTGGCAACCTACATTTATGACCTCTTCGGGTCAGGCACAAAGCACCGATTTTATACATGGTAATGTGACAGGTTCTTCACCACAGAGTTCCAGCACTTATGACACAGGTACGGCTTCAGGTTCTGGAATCTATAACACAGGTACGGCTTCTCCCGGATACCAGCAAGATATTCTCAGCACTACTCCGCCTCCCACGTTCGTTGATTCTACAGGTCAAGCGCATGGCACTGATTTTATACATGGGCAGGCGACAGGCCCTTTAGCTAATGCGCTTGGTGGCACGCAGATGCCGACTACCGGTACACAGATGCCGAACACTACAACTGGTATGCCGAACACTATTACCGGTATGCCGAACACTACAACTGGTATGCCGAACACTACAACTGGTATGCCG